ATGACTACACGGGTGACATGTCTAACACCGACTACGGCGGCTTTGACTACAGTGGGTTTGACTTTGGTAGTAACGACCTAGACCTAAGTGAGTTTGACCTTGGCGACGGGGACTACTCTAACTTTGACTTTGGCGGTGGCGACGACTTTGGTTTTGATTTAAGTGATTACGACTTCGCAAGGGGTGGAAAGATTAACATGGCAAAAGGTCGTTACTTACAAGGAAACACCGATGGTATGGCTGACAAAATCCCGGCCAAAATTAATAAAAAACAACCCGCTGCGCTTAGCCATGGCGAGTTTGTTATCCCTGCGGATGTTGTGTCTCATTTGGGTAACGGCAACTCTGATGCCGGAGCTAAAAAACTTTACCAAATGATGGACAAAATTCGTGTTGCCCGCACAGGTAACAAAGAACAAGGCAGACAAATCAACCCTGACAAGTTTATGCCCGGCGGTTTAACAAACGCTTATGCTAACGGTGGCAAGGTGCAGGGGTTTGCAGGCCCCGATGGTAGTGCAGTAGGCGCAACTGGGCTTGGCTCGGCAGTAAGTGCAGGTATCACTGGCACGGAAACTGGCCCCAATAGCTGGGCGGGAGACTATATGTCTAACATGCTTGGTAAAACCCAAGCGTTGACTGAAACCCCCTACCAACAGTACATGGGTCCTTTATCTGCGGGTGCTTCTGGCTTGCAAAACCAAGTGTTTACAGGCTTACAGAACACTGCGTTCCCCGGCAATTTAGGTCAGTCGTTTAGCTCAGCGGGGGCATACCAAGCGCCTACTTTGGGGACTAGCGGTACTACACCATCAGCGCCAACAACTCCAGCGGCACCTACCCAACCAACTGGTATTGCTTCGCAGTACATGAACCCGTACCTGCAAAATGTGCTTGATCCTCAACTGGCGGAGTTGCGCCGTCAGAATGATATTACCAACATGAGTGGTAATGCAAAAATGACTCAAGCCGGTGGTTTTGGTGGCGGTCGTCAAGCCATTATGAATGCGGAAAACAACCGCAATTTGATGCAAGAGATGAACAAAACCGTTGGTCAAGGGTACGCAAGTGCGTACGATAAGGGTCAGCAACAGTTTAACGTCGAACAAGCGCAGGGTAGGTCATTGGCCGACCTCATGGCATCGCAAGGTAACGTTCAGCGTGGCATTGAAGCCGAGGGTATGGCAGCGGACAAATCAGCGTTTGAAGCCGCTAGGGAAAACCCCTACAAGATGCTTCAGTTCCAGCAGTCCATGCTTAACGGCCTGCCAGTTTCTGCAACCAGCTACAACATTGCACAACCCACTAAGCTCCAAGAAATCATGGCGGGCGCAGCAGGCGGAGCAAAAGCAGTTGGTAAGAGCAATAACACTGTAGCCGATCTATTGAAACAATTAGGCTTGTAAGGAAACATCATGGGCATTGGTATTGACAAACTGGTAGATAGCTTTATGGGCAACCCAGCGCCGTTACAGGCTAAGGTTGACCGGGATAATGCTAATAAACCGCCTAACGCTATTCCTAAGGATTTGGAAGAAGCCATTGCTCTGCAAGAAATTGCTGACGTACACGCGGGCGCACAAAACCAACAAGCTATGCAGGCTGGAGGTGCCCAGCCTTCTGTAGTCCAAAGGCTACAACAGATGTTAGCCAGTGCTGAGCAACGCGACCAAGCCCAGATGCCACAAGGTATGCCACAAGGTATCCCCCCACAGATGCCCCGAGGAATGCCACAAGGTATGCCAAGAGGTATGCCCCCACAGATGCCCCGAGGTTTGCCACAAGGTATGCCCAGAGGAATGCCGCCCCAAATGCCCCGAGGCATGCCTCCAAAGCCCGTAATGGCTGCGAGTGGCGGTAGCATAAACCAGCTTATGTCTAACCTTGGCCGTAACTACGACGGCGGCGGCATTGTTGCGTTTGCACCGGGCGGTGAAATTAAACTAGGTACAGACTTTGCCTCGTTCTTGCAAAAAATGGGTACGGACTACGTAGAGTACGCTAACTCATCACCCGAAGTCAAAGCTAACCTTAAAGAAATATATGCGGAAACCAAAGCCGCAGCCCCTGCTGCCGCTAAAGAAGCTGCCGCAGTTGTAAGTAAAGCCGCTCCTGCTGCCGCTGAAGGTCGTGGACTTTTGTATGGCGCAGGCAAACTTGCAGGTAAGGCTGTCAAAGGAATGGGTCCGGCAGGTGTACTAGCTTCAACGTTGTCTGAAGCTGGTGACTACAAACTTAAATCTGATGACGACATTGACACCTCTGCTTCAGGCACATTTGAGGATTTGAAAAAAGGTGAGTTTGGTCGAGCCGCCAAAGGTCTTGGCATGGGCTTAGGTGAATTGGGCGCAGACTTAGGATCATCTGTTGCAAATACACTCGACTACGTTGTGCCCGGTAAAGCCCCTGTGTCTAGTGCATACGACAAACTGTTGCGAGATTCTGGTTTATTTAAAGACAAAGCATCTGCGCCCACCAAAGAAGAAGCCGTTGCCGGAGATGCAGAGACAGAAAAGCTAAAACGCTTGGCAGCAGCCAGAGCGCAAACAGGGCAAAACACAAACCCTGCGCTACGGCCAAAACCCCCTGCAGCGGTAAAACCATCTGGACCCCCCGGACCGCCCAAGCCAGTTGTTGCCAAACCTGAGGTGGAAGCCCCAGAACCGGTTAACAAACTACGTGCAGCCATAGAAGCCAATATCTTTAAAAACTTGAACAAAGATGAAGACGCTGAGTTTGCAAAGAACGCTCAACGCTATAAGGATTACGTAGGCATAGATAAACTGCTTGCACCAAGAGAAGCGCGGATTGCAGAGCGCGAAGGCATGCAGAGAAAGATTCAAGGCGAACGTTTACCAGAGTGGGTAGCCGGTCTTGATCGCGCCTCTAAACCTATCGTAAGTGGCGGTATTGGTACGATGCTGAACAATCTGGGTTCTGGCATGCAAGGCCAACGTGAAGCATACTCTGGCGAAGACTTAAAGTTCTTTGACGACATTACTGCCATGAAAGACGAAGTCTTAAAACTTCGGATCGAAGGCAACTACAAAGCCGCTGCCGCTGGCGAAGCTGCAATTAAAGCTGCTATTGACAGTAAAGAGAAGTCAGAACATTCCGGCACCAGCCTGCTCAATGTAGACGAACAGACTGCCCAACGCAGAGAAAAAGCCAAAGAAGATGCTAGGGTAAGGCTTGAACAAGCTAGGCTTCGTGCGGCTGGGGCTGGGTCTGGCGACAAACAACGATTAAACGAGCTTAAAGCGCTTCAGACCAGCATGAAAGATCAGCTAAAAGACCCACGCATGATGGGTAGAGCCGGTGATGAATTGCGTCGTCAACTATCTGCTGTTAATTCTGAAATTGCAAAAATGGCTGATGTAAGTACAATGGCGGCAGCCCCCGGCGCGTCAAGCCCCGGCGGAACCACCCGGATGCGATTTGACGCAAAAGGGAACCCAATTTCATGAGGTGATGTATGGCGATTGAAGCGCAACTGGCCGATGGCCGAGTCCTTGAGTTCCCCGATGGCACAGACCCAAGCGTAATTCAAGCAACAGTCAAACGGTTAGTCGCTCAATCATCTGGCCCAAAAGAATCCACAATCGGTAGCGAACTGGTTCGTGGCGCTAAGCAGGCACTGTCCTCAGGGCGTACTGGCTTTGGAAGTATCTTTGACCCCAATGAGGCAGCTAAGGCTGGTGTTGCCCGTAGCGAAGCCATTGGACAAGAAGCTGGCGAAGGCGTCAGTCTAGAAGCCGTTAAAAAAGCATACCGAGACAAAGGCTTGTTGTCAGCCGCTGGCGAAGCTGTATCTCAAGTACCCCGTGCGTTAGCTGGTCAAGGCGCAAACCTAGCGTCTATGTATGCCGGAGCTAAAGCAGGCTCTGCTGCTGGCTCTGCGTTTGGTGTTCCCGGTCGTGCAATTGGCGCAGGCTTAGGCGCTGGTGCAGTTTTGCTTCCCCAATTTGCAGGTTCCAACGTTGAACGCCAAGCTGAAGAACAGATGGACGCGGGCAAAGACGTTAACATTGACCGCAAAAAAGCCTATACAGCCGCCGCATTTCAAGCCGCACTAGAAGGTGGCGGTACCGCATTGACATTGGGTAAACGCGTAGTTGGGGGAATACTTGGAATTACGGAAGATGCCGCCCTCAAAAGTGTTGCCGCGCAAGCTGAGTTAGTCAAAGCCGCCGAGCGTTCGCTGGCTGCATCTGCGGGACGTGGAGTTGTCCGTGGTGCGGCTGAGATGCCCGTTGAGGTTGCTCAACAAGTTCTTGAGCGTTACCAAGCAGGGTTAGAGTTAACGTCCCCAGACGCCTATAAAGAATACGGTGAGTCCGCATATCAAGCCGCCTTGATTGGCGGACCATTGGGCGGTGCCGCAGGTGCCGCAGGTCGTGGCCAAGCCCGTGGTCAGTTAGACCAACAACGTCGCGCTGCAGAAGCTGCAAGACCACGAGAGCCAGAACCCGAACAAGCACCAGAACAAGAAATCGTACCCGGTGCCAAGCTGCGTCAGGATGCCCGTGTTGGTACGCAAGGTACGTTGTTTACGCGTAAAGAGATGGGCGACAAAATTGCGGAGCCTAAAGAAGCGCCAGAACCCAAAGTTGCTGCAGTGCAGCAAGGCGAACAGCTTGGGCTTGGTTTAGATTTCCAACGTGAATACAACGACTTAGCTGCCGAACGTGAAGCACTTAGGGCGGGGCCACGAACCGCTGACGTTAGGGCGCGTATTGCCGAACTAACGGAGCAAATGGCATCGTACGATGAAGCTACCGCTGGTCAACAGCAAGCCGAAGAAATAATTAAAGCAGAACGCGCCGCCAAGAAAGCAAAGACAGCGGTAGCTGAGCCGCCCGTAGTTGAGCCGCCAGTAACCGGTATTACCCAAGCAGACATTGATGCCATAGGACTGCCCCTGCGAACATCTGCAAAATGGATACAAGACAATGTGCTTGGCAAAACTGTCGATGAAATTAAAGCGCTGGTTCAGCGTGACCCCAAACTTATTAGCGGTAAGGGCGCTCGTGCTGAGGTATTGAAAGCGTTGATAGCGCCACAACCTACAGCCTTTGAGGAGAAACCAAATGTCCCGACCACTACCCAAACGGATCAGCCTCAAGGCGAGCTTGACCTCGGAGGAGGTGAGCCAAGCGTGGGAGTATCTGGTAAGCCTACCGGAACCGACGTGGTACAACCCGGAACCGGAGTTCCCGCCACCACCGGAACATCTGCAACACCTGACGGACTCGGATTGGCACCTGCTGGACAACCTGCTGGCACGGGAACTACATCTCAAGGAACGCAGCCCCCTGCAGTAATAACAACCCCCGCTACGCGCACGTCTGACCAAGTTCAAGATGAGATTCGCGCTATACAAAAAGAACAGCAATCGTTACTAACTAAAGCTGGGCGTGTCCCCGCAGTAAAATCCCCAGCCCGTAAAAAATGGGACGCGCTAGAAGCCTTGTTTGCCCAGAAAATGGCCGAGTGGGATGCCCTAGATAAAGCTGAACGTAAAGCCAAAAATGCGCCTACAACTACTCCTGCTGTTACTCCTCCTCCTGCCACTACCACGACTGCTAAGGGACCCAAGACAACTGTTAAGCCGACTGCTACGACTACCCCTCCCAAAGAGACTAAAGCACCGGCTCCTGCTGTTGCTACTGAAACTGTAGACGAGGAAGCTGCGCGCAAAGCGGAAGCCGAAGAAATCAAGCGCCGACTAGACGAAGTAGAACGTAAACAAAAAGAAGCGCAAATTAAAGCAGATGCCGCCAAGGGCCTGCCGCCTGCGCCTACACCAAAAGCAACGCCCGTAAAAGCTGCGCCAAAAGTTGAACCGGAAACCGAACTTGAAATTCCTGATGCGTTCGCCGGAATAGGACAAGCCGCAGCAGAAGCCCGTGCCCGTCGTGAAGCTCGTGAAAAAGCCGCTGAAGACGCTAAACAAGCCGCTGAGGAAGCCAAGAAAGCCGCTGAGGAAGCCAAGAAAGCGGCAGCAGAAATTAAAAAAGCTGCAGCGGAAGCCAAGAAAGCCGCAGCAGCCCCTGCACAAGTGCCTGATGAAATTAAAAAAGTTGCCGAAAAACTTAAGGGAATTGTTTTATACCAAGGCAAGGAAGGTTTTATTGTTAAAGCCCCCGACCGATCATCTGGAGAAGCTGCATATATTCCAGTATCCAATAAAGCGGCTTACTTTGCTAACAGGTTAAACGGTAAACCATTAAATATTAGTGCAATTAAAGGCGATGTAACTGGGACATTTACACAAACGGAATTTGATGCGCTCAAGGTAGAAGCAGCCAAGCTTGAAAAAATTGACGCTGATAACTACGCCAAGTTTCCCAATGGCCCGTTTACTGGAGCTAAGTCTAATGTTGTTGCCGGAGACAGCGTTGACCCACGTTACACAAATTACCTTACGGAGTTGATGAAATCTTTGGGGATAGGTGATGTGCGCGTGTTCCTGTATCACGGTGAAGACGTAAGAGGCCGCGAAAACGATTTGCATTTGCATGGGAACTACTACCCAATAATGTCTAGAGCTTATCCTGACGAAGGTCAAGAAGGCGCTACCCGCACAATTGGCCCTAACGACAAAGACTTTATGTTGTTTATCAATAACAACATGTCCGTAGAAAACACGTTGGAAACCATTTCACACGAACTGGGCCACATGATTCAAAAGATAGCGTTTGACGGTGCCCCTGCCGCTACTCGTAAAGCTGTCATGGATGAATACGATACGTGGGTGGCTAGCCTAAAAGGTAAAACAATTGCCGACTTAATTCCCAAGTTGCGTAACCGATACACCACAGAAGACATGGAAGCCCGCACGATTCCAGACATACCGTTAGACAAAATGCGTGTGTCGGACCTTCAGTACTGGATGGGCTTCTCTGAGTGGTTTGCAGATAACGTGTCCCGTTGGGCTACTACTTCCGATAAACCTTTGACCATTACAGAAAAGTTTTTCTCCAAAGTTGGGCAGATGATGCGTGACTTAGTGGCTTTGGTCACTAGCCGCAAATTCCCACCAGCCAAAACAGTTGCAAAATTCTTGGATGCTATGGGTCCCGGCAGTTCTCTCAACTGGTTCAATACGCGTATTAGCTCGTCAGCAATTACACCGCAAGCGTCTATTGATAGTGGCGCGTACAGCACCGAGAGTCCAAAGATTCAGAACCAAGTGTCGTTTAGCACTGAGGCTTTGGTTGACTCTATGGGTCCTCTAAGTCGGGATGAGGAGTCGAGCTTGAAGAGGCTAATTGCTGGAGTGCAATCTAGCCCTGACATTGGGTACGTGACTAAGTTCCGTACGCAAGTAACGGACATTGCTGCCACCATTGAGAAACGGTTAAGCAGTAAGTTTGACGGCGCTGTGCGTAACTCACTGGGCGAACTTAACCCTATGGGTCTGTACCGTCAAGCGCAAGACTACACCAAGATGCTGCTTGAGTATTTCCAGACTGGCACGTTGTACAAAGACCCAACTACCGGATTGTGGAAGTCAGGCATGGGCGAAGGCGTACGCCCACCCGCAGAAGTTTTTGCGTTAATAGACAAGTACGCAGAGAAGAACGGATACAGCCGTGAACGCGCCACGCAGATTGCCAGCCGTGTATTGGAAGGTGTGCGTTTGAATGAGATGCGCAGGTCCAACCGGCAAGATGGCACATCGTTTGTGATTCACTTGAAAGATAACGAGATTGACCAGTTGGTTGCGGAATACAACGCCGACCCTGACCTAAAAGAAATGTCCAAGCTCATGGACGAGGCTCGTATTGAGATGGTCAACAACATGGTCAAGGTGGGCCGGTTGTCTGCGGAAGAAGGTAAGTTGTGGCGTGAGGTCGTAGGCTATGTGCCGTTTGATCGTGAAACAATTGATGCCGTAGCGTCCAACTTTAACAAAGCCAAAAAGATCAGTGGCAAAGGTTTAGCACAGCTTGGTAAGTTGCCTGAGTTAGTTGGTTCACTTAAACGTCCAGTGGGCAATGTATTTGAGAACTACCTAAACACACTTGGTTGGATGGTCGGCCAAACACTCAAAGCCGATGCCACGTTGCAAACGCTTAAAAGTTTACAAGACGTAGGGTACGCCAAAAAGCTAGGCGTTAGTGCGCAAGGTAACCCAAACGTTGTTGGTGCGTATGTTGATGGCGAGATGGTGTATTGGTCGGTGCCTAGCAAGTACGACGTCATGGCGTTCAAAGATTTAAACCCACCAAAAGCTGGTTGGCTCCGTCTACTAGGCGCGTTCTCCAACATACTGCGTAAAGCCGTTACTGCATTGCCACCATTTGCTTTGAAGCAGGTAACAGACGACGTGCAACGTGCCATCCTTACCTCCGGTGTGAAGAACCCCGGCGCTTTGGTTTGGATGTCTTTGACTAACTTCCCCAAGCTGGCATTTGCAGAACTACGTGGCATTCAGCATCCAATGGTTAGAGACTTTGGTAAGCTCGGTTTGACTGGCGAGTATGACTTTGAAGCCGGTAAGCCTGCTGCATCTTTGTTAAAAGACTTAGGGTACAAGAAGCGCGGTCGCTTTGAATCACTCTTGCACAAACTTGACGGCATTACCCGCGCATCTGATTTAGCAGTTCGTAAGGCGATCTACGATCAGACCATGAACGAAAGCAAAGATGAGTTGTTGGCGCAGACCCGTGCCCGTGAGTTTATTAACTTCCGTCGCCGTGGTTCAAACGATTTTGTAGGCGCAATGGTTACCACCATTCCGTTCTTTAACGCCTACATTCAAGGTATGGATGTGTTGTATCGCGCTGCATCCGGCAAAGACTCAAGCTCTTCTGTTGATCGTGCGCAAGCTCGTCAACTGTTCTGGAGCCGTGCAGCCATAGCCACAACCTTTAGCATAATGTATGCGTTAGGAAAGGATGATGAAGACGAAGACTACAACGATATGGATTTGCGTACACGAGACAGCAACTGGATTTTTGGCGGTGGGTACAAGCTCGGAGTTCCGGGCGAACTGGGCGCTATCTTTAAAGTCATTCCTGAGCGCGTTGTAGAGTACATGAAGCGTCAAGGTACACCAGAAGAACAAACAGCCTTTGATGCTATGCGCACAACGCTGAGCTACATGTTCGAGCAATACTTGGGTCGGGCAACGCCTGTACCGCAAGCCATTAAACCTGTGCTAGAAGCATGGGCAAACAAATCGTTCTTAACTGGCAAAGACTTAGAGGGCTACCACCACAGGGCAATGGACCCAAGCATGCGTATGACCGAGCAGACGTCAGAGTTGGCTAAAGCCATTGCTAAGTTTAGCCGTGACGAGATTGGCGTTGAGGTTTCCCCAATCATGGTTGACAACGCACTGCGTGGATACCTTGGCTCTACGGCTGCAATGTTTACCATGGTAACGGACAGCTTGCTCAATCCAACGCGAGTTGATCGCCCACTGCATAAGTACGCATTGCTTAGCAATTACTTGTACGACCCAGTTGGCACACGACGCATGACTGAGTTCTACGAGGAACGCGAGAAGGTCGGCAAAGCTAACACTACGCTGAACGAGCTAATGAAAACCGACATTGATCGGGCGGAAAAATACGTTGACGAACATGCTGACGAACTGCAATTAGAAGGCGCGGTTAACTCCACGCTTGAGCAACTAGAACGTACCCGCGCATACCGCAAGTTCTTAAACAGTCCTGACGGTGCTGAAGAGATGAGCAAAGAAGACCGCGAAGCAGAACTTAAAGAGCTTAAGAAACTTGAGATTGAGCTAGTTGGCTGGGTGCGAGAAGCTAAGGCAGAACTTCGCAAGGTCCAACGCTAATAGACTCGCCACACACGAGTTCCGTACCGCCCGTACTCACAACGGGCGCGTACTTCTATTTTGATTTTGAGAAACCTAGTGGCCGGTAGGAGTGCGTTTCGCACCTGCACGGGTGTTGCAGTGGTCGGCAAGAAGAACGAGCTACCAATAACAAACCGCTCCCAATGAAGAAAATACTCAACCCCAAACAGGGTGAGTACTCTCATGTTGTCCGACAGCTTTGGTTTTGGCTTAGGAGCCTTCGGTGTCTTAAATGTCGGAAGCTTCCGCTTGCGCGAACGCCGTTTCGTCGATGCCAATTACGTCTCCATCAAAGATGTAGCAGCGTACTGCAATACCGCTAAGCCCCCCTACGGCTCCCGCACCAATCCGAGTAGGATGTGACTTGCCACCGTGCTTCAGATACCCCGCAGTGGTTAGCCGTGCCAAGCTATCACGCACGTCTACCTGTCTACCGGTAAAGTATTTGCGTAAATCAGCCACAGGGATTGCAAGCGTCTTGGTGTCAGGGTCGTACCGCATCACCAGTTTGCCCTTGGGTGTTAGCGCAGGTCTCTCAGGCAAGCCACCCTTGGGGGTATATGCAGCCACCATTGCGTTGTTGACGTTCTCGTTGATAAACGCGCCCAGTGTTTCTTGTGCCACAGTCATTGGGTTGCCAACGCTAGACAAGTTAGATGCAATGGACTCCCGAACTACGCCCAGTGCGTATTGGTAGATACGTGTAATGTCGATGTCAATTAGACCAAGCTTTTTTGCAATCAAGGCACCCACAAACGCACATGTCAGCAAACAAGAATAGAAACGGTCAGTCTGATCTAGGTTCAGCGCCTTGTCCACCTTGGCTTGCATATCGGCAAGCAGCTTCATCACATGGTCGTGATTGTCAATGATGTACTGGATATAGATCGGGCCTGCCAAGCCGTAGTTAGAATTAAGCTTGCCAAACGTCTCGTCAATCTCGGCCTTGGTTGAGCCTGTGTATTTGTGGAACGCAATCTCAAGCACCCGACGAAGCTCACCGTCTGGCGTATTCTTAAGATTTTGCAAGGCATCTACAACAGAGGCGTTGCCCGATGACAGAGTAAAGTTACACCATGTTGTGTTGTTCACACGCAGCTTATTACTCTGCGATTCCATACGGTGCTTGCCTCGCCCTGAGGTAAACCCATAAGCGTAGTCCGATAGAACGTCGTGCTTCTCGTTGGTAATCTCATCCACAGTAAACGCAATGCTGTTCATCATGCCAAGCAAGTGCATCTTGGAAGCGTACGTGTCATCCTGCTTCAGCAATAAGGTGTCAGGGTTGCCGAAGATAGAGTTGACCACCATCTGAGCCGTTGACTTGCCAGAGCCTGATCCGTTGTGTTTAAGGTGAATCAACGCGCCCTTCACGTTCTGCTTGGGGCCAATGAACTTTAGCAAGGGCGAGCCAAAGCCAAAGAACAAAGCCAGCGCATGCGTCTCAAGTCCGGGGCGGTCGTAGAAGTTAGCGATCTTGCTCCACTCCTCTAGCGTGCCAGTTGGTTTGAACTGCTCAGCCAACTCCCGTGTGCCGCTTGCAGGCGGTGCCAGTTTAGTACCCGCTGCCGTGTATTCCAACTCACCTACAACAAAGCCAAGCCCATCCGGTGTCCACCCCATTTGATTGCGGGTTCTGTTTGCAGCGTACTGCGACTGCAGTTTGCGTAGTGTCGAAGCAAAATAAGCCATGATTGCATCCAAGTGTTTTCCGTAAGCGACCACACCGTTTTTAATCAGTAGGTCACGCATCTTATCTTTAGTGAACAGCGTAGTCACCGGAGCGTAGAACCTGCGGATACCATCTTGCTTCATGTGCAAGTTCAGCCCCACCATCTCGCCTTCACCATTGCCATACTGGTCAGAGTCAAAGAACCTTTCCGTCAGGTATAGGTCGTACGGGTAAATTTCAACATCCTTTTCCTCACCATCAGGAGTACGTTCTTTCTTATACACACCGCCGTTAGCGCCCCGAAAGTATGGGAATGGGTATGCCGGTATCGACATTGTGAGTGCGGGTGCCGTCTCGTCCTCGGGCGTCTCAATGATGTACTGGTCGTCCTCGACCACTGCCTGCTCTACAAACTTACCTAACAGAATAGGTGTAGAAATCTTTTGTGGGCAACCCTCGCACAATGATGGGTTGTTGTCCCGATACCACTCGCAGGTATACGGGCCTTTGGTCTCAGCAGCTTTAGCTTCAGTCGCCTCTGCCGAGTACTCGGGATGCCGTTTAGACATGGTATGGATAGCCGTGGGGCCGTCTTCACAACGCACAGCAATAGACAGCGCAGCCCTCCACAACGGCTCTTCCAGTGTAGGTGCTTGTTCAATGGCATGCTTCATCTGCGCACAGCCGTTACCGTTAATGCTACGGATAGCAATGCGCTTAAACGACCACTTAGGGTAGTCGCCAGTACCACCCATATCCTTAGACGTATCTTCCATGCCAAACTGTTTGGCAGCACTCAAGTCCATTGCAGGGGCGGGTAACGGCTCAATAAACTCAGCAAGGGATACGGGCGTACCCATTGCAATAATCTGTACGGGTCTCGAGGTTTCGTTTTTAAAGTTATGGGTGCCGGGTATGCGTAAGATGCGTGCAGCATCTGCAGTTACCGCAGGGTCAGCAAATAGTTTTTTCTGAGCGCACAAACGCTTCAGTGATTTTGCGTGTCGTATCCACTCGGATACGGGCACGTCTTCAGTCAAAGGCCAATAGACATGTAGACCACCACCTGAGTTAACAAGCGTTGGACTTGGGAGCTTCGTGTCAGCAACAAATATGGATAGGGCTTGGGCAGCAGCAGCTTGGTCAGCGTATGGCTTACCTGTACCGCAATCTAGGTCTAGAAAGAACGACCGCAGAAAGATGGCATTGTCCACCTTGCGACCTGAGTCATCTTCAAATGTGGCAAGCGCAAAATACGCATCCACGCCTTGAGAATCCATACCTGAGCCGACTGCCTCCACGTCTTCAATCGTCGCTTGAAACGACTGCTTGACGGCGTTTGACCGAATACCCACAGTGCAATACAAGCCCTGCGTAGGTAATACGGAGTTGAGAAAGTCAGTCACAGAACCTCACTGGGTTGAGGGGAAAAAATAGGGGTGACAGTGCTACCTGCCACCCCACGAGGGTTACTTACGTTTTGAAAGACGTGCAATAACTTTAGGCATTGCTGCCTGATGACGAGCGCGTGGCACCGATCTACCAGTCAGCCAGTTGTACACACTCGCACGAGTCACGCCAAACATCAGCGCTATCTCGGTAATCGGTGTACCTTTGTTGATGCAAACGTCAGCCAACTGCATAACAATCGGCCTCTGGTCTGCATCTTCAACTTTCTGAATGAAGAGGGTGTCATGCCCCCGTGGTCTATTACGCATCTTCGTCAGTAGCCCAGTCACTCAAGATGTCAGATACGTTCTTTGCTGCTGCAGGCGTCTCGGGCTTTGCTTTAGCAGGGGCACGTTTCACTGGCTCAGCCACGGCTTCCGCTTTCTCGACGGCAGCAGGGGCTTCCTTGAACGACTGTGGTAACGCAGGCATGCCTTCGGCTTTAGATGGAACCATCTTCAACTCGATTGCTTGCTTGGCGTCTTCTGTCAGGCTCTGTGCTTTACCCAGTTCCCACTCTTCTTTCGACAAGGGGCGTACAGCACGGAACTTCAACACGGGCACTGCTTCGGCTGTGTCGAAGCGAGCTTCGGTCACGATGCCTGTAATCGGAATACCATGTCCTGACAAGAACTTACCAAACGCTTGCAGTGGCATCTTCTCACCTTCAGCACGACCGAAGTATGACTTGGCAGGGACTGACAAGCGGTAGATGTTGCCACCAATGTCGTTCTCTAAAGCTACAGCCAAGCGCTTACTGTAACGGCAGGCACGAGCCTTACCATCGCCAGAGCCTTCGATGTTCTGTGGGCAGGTAGCGCATGACTTACTTTGTGGGTTAGTCACTTCTTCGTTGGGCACTACGCCTTCAGCAGACCAGCAGGCAGGTTTAATGTCCTTGCCTTCTTCGTATTTGTCTGCATAAAACGTACGTGTCACACCTTTGCCAGATGCAATCACCACGAAGTTCATGGCGCGTTCTTCGTTCTTGGCGACTTCTTCACCGCCTACGACCATACGCCACACACCGCCCTTGATAGAGATTTGCTTACCGCCAGAGCTACCTGCAATGTCACGGGTAGTAGCGTCAGAAGCCTCACGTAAATAGTCAGGGATAACGGAACCGGATTTGAAAAGTGTCATGTTACTCATTTTGATTTCCTATTGGGAAGTTACTTGGATGAACGGCGAACCGTGATCGAGTATTTCGACTCGATATTCACACCTGCAGGCATGCTGTCCGGATTCTCTTTGACGAACTGTGCAAAGTTACCTTGCGCAATCCGACGTTCGAGTAAGTCAGGTGCATCATGCTCACGGATGAATTTGTACATACTGTCCCAGTCACTGGTCCAGTAGCGTGTTTTGACGGCTCGTGTGAACGAGCCATGTTGTGTCTTGCCACCGTCTTGACCAGTGGCTTTGCAGATTTCTAAAAGCTCATGCTCAACGGCATCAAGCTGAACATCAAGGTCAGCTATCTCAGCTTCCATCTGTTTCTTTTTAATTTCTTTGGCGTCACGTATCTTGATATACACACTGACTAACTGATTTGCATCCATAAGATTCCTTTGATTTACGTTGAACATTGGGTGAGGGTACTAACCGCTCGTCCGCAAGCTTTACAACTTTTGACGGCTTTCCCCTCGTTTTTTAGAAATTATACACTGTAAAATTTACGTGTCAAGCTCTTGTTTGTATAAATCTACCAAACTTTGATGTAAATCTATTTTATTTTGCAGCATGGTGTACATGCGTCGCTCGACCGGACTGCCTTGCAGATGTGTGACTGTAACTTTGTTTGTCTGCCCTGCTCGGTGCGCTCGTGAGTTAGCTTGCAGATAGATTTCCGTGGACGCTACTGGACCCCACCACACAACTTGGTCGGCACGAGTCAGCGTGATACCGTGCGCAGTTGCCTGCGGAACCAACAACAGTATGCGTGGGTCATCCTCTGTTTGGAATTCTTTAATTATGTCTGCTCGTCGTGTTGACGCAACACCGCCATGAATCGTCTGCACTGTGTAACCTTCTTTGAGCAGAGTATTCTCAACCATCTGAAGCGTGTGTCGATATGGGATAAACACCAATATCTTATGGTCAGTCTGCTCGATCACGTTTAGCAACTCACTCATGCGGTTAGTTACATCAAACTCAACAACGCCACCGTCATCGGTATATACCGCCCCTTGTGCAACTTGCAAAAGTTTGTTAAGCATGGCTGCCGCATTCACCGCTGTAATTTCTGAGCCTGCTGCGATAGTCATCATTTGTTTTTTGAGCGCGTCATAGTACTTGGTCTGCTGAGCAGTCAGCGGAACTTCACGAGTCGAGTACAACAAGTCAGGCAAGTCCAAGCACTCAAGTTTTGTGTATCTAATGGCAGGTTGCAATACTTGGTGAACGATCTGTTGTGCGTCTTGTCTTGGCACCCACTTGTACTGCGTAAGCTTGAGCATCACCTTGTCACGGAACGCACCAAAGAATCTAGGCACCGCATCAGGTGCCACAAGCTTAGCCAGACCATAGGCGTCTAGCGGTGACTGCGACGCAGGCGTACCCGTCATCATCCACAGGCGTGTAGTAGGTTTAATCAAGGTTGCAAGGCACTTCCACCTATCGGTAGTCACGCTCTTAACTGCGTTAGCCTCGTCCACAATGATGAGGTCAAACCCACCGGCTTCCAACTCTTTATTGACTACCTTCACACCATCAAAGTTAATGATGACGAACTCGTAATCACCTTGAATAACCTTCTGTCTTTGTGTGCGTGACCCCTGTGCGATAGCCACTGTGCGGTGCATGACTGTCTTAAATAAATCAGATCGCCATGCGGTGTCCATGATGGACACTGGGCACACAACAAGCACACGCTTGACCCTGCCTTGTTGCATTAAATAATCCGCAGCCCAAGCTGCTGCACTGGTCTTGCCTGTGCCTGCTTCGTTGAACACAAAGCAACGTGGATGGAGTGTGAGGAACTCTGCAGTAGTTCGTTGATGATCGAACGGCGTAAACATTCCGGGCCACTGGTAGCGCCCAAGAATAGGGCTAGGCACATCTCGTATACCTAGATTGCGTAGCAGTTGCACTTCGTCAAAGCCCCAGTTAACAATAACTTGGTCAACGTCTCCGTTGTTCTCAAGCACCTTGCTCTTAGGAATGATTGAAGTGATTTGATTTGCTTTGCGTGTATTAAACACCAATGCCTTGTTGTCAATGATTTGCATATAAATTTGAATAGAGGTGACAAAAATAGCCCAGTAGCACTGCTACTGGGCAAACCCATTACTGGGGAGGAGATTCCAACGAAACAACTTAGAAGTGGCAACCGCTAAGTGATTTCATCTTACATTATTTTTTACGCTCTCGCTTGGAAATTTGTGACTTTAGCGCACCAGTTTTGGTACGGGAAAAGCTTGTGTTTTCAGACTGCGGTGAGGCACGGAGATTGCTTAATTTAGACGTACCGCCTTTGGACATAGCCTTTTTGTGGTCTACGTCTACATCGTCAGGCAGAGTGCCGTGAGCCTTCTCGTATGCCCGTCTAGCTTTGTGCCTTTCGGACTGCGCAGCCAGTTGTTTGGGTGTGCCCTGATAGTTTTTATACTCAGCAGCATAATTTCGTTTAGTTGCCATTGTGGTTCTCACATGTAGTAACTGGGCAGAATTTGCACAGGGCAGAGCTTTTGGGGTTCCATACCCCATGCACCACCGCTGCTTCGATTGCACTAGCCCTGCCAGCCCATTTAGACAGGATTTCAGGCAATTGTTTACGAGTGTACTCAGACTTGATAATGTCGCCAACTACAACAAACAACAGTGCCCCCTTAACGGTATGTACGTCGGGATGGTGAATCATCACCATAGCTGCCATTAGTTCTAACTGAGCGCTGTCTGCGTACCGGCTTGACTTGCCGGTCTTATAGTCGGCTACCCTTGCAATTCCTTTGTCGTGGTTGATTGCAAGATAGTCGGGTATGCCTCGGAACCATACATCTTTGTCAAAGAATCCACAGGGTGTGAAGTCTGCACGGATGCCAAGCTTTTCCTCGCAACGGACGTCGCCCTTAAAGTTGGCGAGGGGTTCCACAAATGGTTTGTAATGCGCATAACTCGCCGGAAGTGGTGTCTTATCACGGATGTAATCCTCAAATGCTTTATGCACGGCAGTACCGTACATGGTTGCTTCAGTGTCTTTAGATTTGAACTTTTTTAGTATCTTGACTTCGTGGTATCTGCGTGGACAGCCTTCGTAGTCTTTGATGCCTGAGTATGAATGGGCTAGCGTCATGGAAAGAACTGGGTTTGTTTTTGCAAGCCCTAGTGTACCAATCAACAGTCCCCATAGGAAGCCCCTACGCCTGATTCGCAGGCTAGCGGTAAAGTTTGTGCCCACTTTGGTCGCCATGACATACACTCCTCAACGTATTGTTTTGCTTCATCTTTTTCCTCAATCGGTGCGATACAAGCCACGGCATCATGAACTGTCAAGACGACCTTGTACTTCTTGCCGATTCTTAGCATCTGCTCCGCAACGACCTGCCTTGCTACGGCTTGACACACGTTCTCGACTACTTTCCCGCCATAGATATACACGGGTATTCCCTTAGAGAAGTACCGCCACTGGTCTTTGTTAGTCTTCTCATCGGTCACTTTGGCTAGGTCGGGATACTGGATATACAAGCCACTAGGTAGGGTTAACCCTTTGCCCGGAACTGCCCTGATTAGCCCCTGCTCATCTACTTGCATCCCGTTGCCAGTACGCAACGCTATCAGCGCCTCGTCTGCTCTCCGCCACAACTCGGGTATCTTGTAGTAGGAGTTTCTGTATGCGTCAATGATGCGTTTTGCTTCTGCCTCGGTTGCATCGACACCGGCTTGCATCTTGAGAAACAACTTCAGCTTTTGGTGTCCAACGCCATATCCCGCGCCAAGAATCACAACCTTGCCAACCTGTCTTTGTTGCTTGTCAATCTCTTCAACGGGTATTTTGTATATCTTGCTTGCCATCAGCTTGTACACATCCTGAGACTGTGAGAACGCATCCACCAGTTCGTGTTGCCCTGCAAGCCAAGCTAAAGTTCTAGCTTCGATTTGTGCAGAGTCGCAGTCAATGACCACATGCCCTGCCGGAGCCTTGATAGCCTTCTTGATCTTGCCTGCGTTGTCACCGCGTGATGGTAAGTTCTGCAGGTTTACAGAGTCTTGACCAGACCAACGACCAGAGTGTGCCCCGTAGTAACGTAGAGGTACAGGAAACCTGCCTCGATTAGACATACCAATAAAGCGCTCAGTGCGAGTTTCTTCAATTGTCGTCTTGTTTCCAAGGCGGGCTGCGACAAGCATTTGTACTCGTTCATCAGGATGCTCCTCTAGTGCTTTAAATTCTTCGTCGGTTTTGGCAAATGCCCACGCTATCTTGCCAGTGCGCAGGCTTACCTTTGTGGGCGGTACAACACCGTAGTTCTCGAGTACTTTGGAGAACTTGTCATTAGACATTAGTAGCTTCTTGATGCCATCCATACCCTCGCTAAAGATAGCGTGTACGTACTCGGGATCAGCGTCTTTGAGCATGAAGTCCCGCACCGATTCCATCAGCGCTTCCTTGGCATCTTTCACGGTTTCCAAGTGGTCAACCAATAGCTTCTTGTCCAACTCAAGCACAGGCTCAATGAACATACGCAAGGTCATGTCAATCAGTTTCAGTTCTTGTTTAGGGAAACCCAACGCCATGTACGCATTGAATAGTTTGTAGGTTAACTCGGTGTCATTGATACAGTACAGAGCGTAGCGTGACAGTTCCTCGGTAGAGAAGTCAACGTAATGCTTTCCCTTGGCATGAAGCACCTCGTCACCCTTGACACCGATACCCATGCGTTGCGCTTGCACTTCAAGGCGGTGTGCCTTCTCATGCGGATACAAAGCTCGTGACATGCCAAGTATGTCAAACCAAGCCATAGGCTTCACACCGTACAGCCAGTTGAGAACGGCACCATCGAACGCAGTGTTCTGTGCAACTACCATCGCATCAGACCAATCAAACTCTTTTAGTATCCGTTCCACTTGCGGTTTGGGATACCAAACGGTTTCACCATCGTCAACCTTGATTGCAATGCCAATCATCTCAAACTGAGGCGACCGCACATACTCCTCGGTAGGAATCTTGGTCAGGGAATACTCAGTTGAGTAGAAGCACTCAAGGTCAAGTGTTACGATTTTTGGCATATTGTTTGTCGAATTCATCGCTAAGAATTTTAGTGGCTGCTGCAAGCATGTTTTTGGGGGCGATCATTGTAGTCGGCCCTTGCATCAGAGGTTTGCCTGTATGGGGGTCGTATCTATTGGTTGCCTTGTATGTCACGGTGCTACGTTCTTCCGGTTCTTGTGCGGTCAATAACGTGTGAAACACCTTGGCTTCAAACCGTTCACGTCGAGCTTGTTTGTATGCCTCAAGAAGCGCAAGCTTCTCGTCTTCGTTTAGATACCACAACCGGTACACGCTTCCGTCCTGCGGGTCGGTCAGTAGATTGTCAAGCTTCTCTCTGACGTCGTTAAACTTGGGTGCGTGGCGTCCGATAAGCCTACCCTCTATATCCCCAAAGAAATCCTCGGGGTTGGTTTTAAGTCGTTCAATAATTACTTGTACTGATTGCATCATTTTGATTTCCTTTTTAGTTTAGCTAAAGTTCGGTCAGTCATTTCACGCAAAATTCGTTTTTCGTGTTCAAACCAGTCACGCCCAGCTTTTGGTTTTTCTTGTTCCGTCCACAACACTTGTCCTTGCGCGGGGTTTTGCGGTGGTACCCCACCCGGCCACATCAACCGTGGGTCGTTGTATCCACTAAGCAGGTTTGAGGCGATTTGATTCTTTGTGTTCATCATGCTTTGCCCCAACTGTTGCGAATATGCGCTACCTATCTTCGCCTGTTCTTCCGCACGACGCTTCTCACCGTTAAAGATTTCATCCACTACAAACTCAGTCAGTTGTGGCTCCAGTATGTACTTGTCGTATGCAGCGCTCAGTGCCGTGTCATCACGGTCTGATAAGTCGTTGAAACCCACCGGAACTTTTCCCAATATGTGGTCGACAATTCGAGAAAACCTACCCTCAAATTTAAAGTCTTTTGGGTGTGACTGCATGCGCTCAATCAGCATGCGTGCCCCTTCGGAGCAGTTTAGTTCGTCAGCCATTCACACTCTCCTTTACGAATTCTTCTAGATGGACAAGGTTGGTCTCGTTCACCACCCATGCGTCACCACCGGACTCGATGATGTTCTTGAGGTTCTTTTCTTGCAGGGCAGTTGTCGTACCTTTACCTGCCTTGGCTTCGATGGCAAAGAACTTTCCGTTAAGACAACACAGAAAGTCAGGCACTCCACTGTTGCCGTAGCCAGTGCCGATAGGCATGGCGTAGTAGATGTTGTGGGCTTTCAAGATCGCTTTGATCTTGGCTTTAACTTTAGATTCGGGTGTTGCTGCCATGTAGATTGGTACTCATAACTTGGTTGTAATCGAACCCCTCGTCGAGGCATTCACTGAGTAGCACTTCTTCATCCCCGTGTTTAACAACCGTGTTGTTGTATGTGTACACGCTACGTGGGACACGTATCAGCCCCGCCACAAATTCTTTACCTAGCCGTGTAGTACGCCAGATACCTGAGAACTTGGACTTGTGTGAGTCGTCTTTGCTCTTGCGTTCCACAAGGTTCCACCAGTGCAACGTAGCCAGTTGGTTAGATCGCACCAACCATTGGGGTCCAGTTATGGGAACGTTTACCCAACCATCCTCATCGCCAGTTTGATGGTTCAGCCACACCAAACCTTGTGCCATTGTTTTGTTAATGTTGCGGATGTATATCTTGCCCCACCGGTCACACACAGGGCAGTGCCCACCGTCACCGGCAATCGTGCGACCCCAAGCGTCTCGCATTATCATTCTATTTTCCATTTGCCACCTCAATTAGTTTGGATAAGTAATGTTGGGCTTTCTTTAAGTCCTCGATACCGTTTTTGTTTTTCCAACGGGATATGTACTTCACCACGTTACCTTCAAGATACCCAAGGTCGTTGGCAATGATGTAGTCCCATGGTTGTATGGTTTTGTCTTTGTAGTGTGACCCGCCAATTTGCGTGTCATCGGCTCTTTGAATCATTTGGCTTCTCCTGTAGTAGTGCGTCATAGTACTGCTTGGGCATCGGGGCTTTCTTGGTGATGATGGTACGTAACCACTCGGCACCGCCAAGCTGATTAAAAATAATCCACTGCCGATCAGACATCCTTACTTGTCTTCCTATTAGTGGCTCGGGGGGCTTGGGGCGTGGCATCGTCAGGTGTCCTTTCGTATTTGTTTGGTTGTCGTGCTTTTGAGTAAGTGCCAAATTGTTTATAGCCTAGACCTTCTTCGCTAGCGACCGTACCCTTTGCAACCTTGGCTCGGAAGTACGGGTCTTTCAGAAAGATGCTTGGGCGGTCAACTTGCGCTAACTCTTCCCAAGGGTTGAGTGCGCGTGGGGGGTTATTATCTTTCAAAACAAAACATCCTCTATCAGGGTCATACCTTACTAACTCTAGCACTTTCATCTTTCTTTTCCTTTCGGTATTTCAAAACTTCTTCCAGTAACTGTTCCATCTCATCTGCAGCCATCAAATGAAAAGGAGTAATCGGTTTGTGGCTTGCTATTGAACGCATCATGCCTATGGTTTGTCTTGCGGTTGTTTCACTAAGCGGTCTTTTCATTCTTGTCCTCCTGATACTTGCCCCACACTGCATCCAACATGTCTGCGGCTTTGTTGAGTTTATGGATCAGCGTTGAATGTTCGTGTGCATCTAGTCCCGATGCGTAACCACGCATCCATGCTGCCATTGTGAAGTACTGTAATTTATTTGGGTCAATCATCTTGGTGCATCCTCATGGTTATCGGGGTTGAACTTAGGGACTCGGTTGCCCTTGTCCTTGGGGTTTGGGAATGGGGGAAAGGGCCAAGTCATGCTTGTTTCTCCTGTGCCCACATGTGCAGTCTTAGTTCTGCGCTTTCCGCGTTAAAGTTGTTGCGTAGTTCTTGCAGATGCGCTTTGGCTTCGTCGTTAATTTTTTCACGCTCGGCAGAAGCGACAAGGGCGGCAAACTTGGCAAGGAACTCAGGAGTAGCATCAAAGCCCCCTGCTTCTCGTGTCCACTGTTCAATGTCTTCTCTGTTCATTTTAATTTCCTCCATTGGGTTCGTGGTGCATCGGGTTGTTGAGTGCGTACTAAATAGAAATGAATCAGGTAGTCAAGCACTTGGTTGTATGTCATCTTGATGCCAGTATCCGCAGACAGTTGATCTCGTATCTTATCAATGCCTTCGGACACCGGTATCGTGATGCGTTTAGCCGTGGGTTTCATTCACCCAACTCCTCAAAGATTTCGTTGAGTACAGTTTTGATTTGGCTAACCATCTCAGCTTTTGTATAAGGTGCAGACATAACCATCTTGATACTTGCCAACGCCTTATACATAGCTTGCCCCTTCAATGCGAACAGTAACGCATCCTCATCGTCGGGGTATTCAAACTCCAGTATGGCTTTTGATCTCATTTACCCAAGCCACCGAAGTACAGGTGCAAGCGACGATACAACTCGTGGGCATCATTAAGGCTAACCGTATCCATGATGACGTCGATGCTTGTACGAATAGGGGTGTGGTCAAGTACCAATGCAGCCAATCCCAATGACTCTGCGCTAGGCTCATTTGTTATAGAAGTTCTAACCTTAGAAGTTTTTGGTTTCTTTACCTTAGCTTCTCGCTTAGCAATTGTCTTAGATGACTTGATGGGTGTGTACTCTTTACCATTGGGGCGTAGCAAACCGTCGCTATCCTTATAGATATGCCCTTGGCGTAGCATCTGTCCAAGCAAAGATGACACAGATGATTTCTTATGCCCTTGCGCTACAAGGATTCGGATTGCATCGTTTCGAGCGCAACCGGAGTTGTCTCGCACAAAGTTAAATGTTGCTTGCGTTACGTTGTTTGTAGGTTTGAACACTGTTGTTTCCTTAGTTGTTTCAGTTGTTTCGGGTTGTTCCCAAGCATGCAATATCTTTTGCATTTCTGTTTTTAAATCAGGCATCGTCATCCTCGAATAGGTTAAGTTGTTTAGGGTCAGGCATGGTGCGTGATAAATCCTCCATGTCACGCAACCGCATCTCCAACCTTTCAGATAAGACTTTGATTAGACCCGACTGCCCATCGGCTACTCGGATTAGTTCCTCATCGGTCAAGTTGTCATAATTCATTTAAGCTCCATAAAGTTAAGTAAGTTTCCATCGTCGTCAATAGTGAACCATACGATGTTGTCAGGGGGAGGCACCATCACCCGCTTGAGATGCCCACCCACCGTTGCCACATCCCTGATTCTCTCTAGCCAATCAGGTAGGTCTGTCACCAGTCCACGAGATGCTTCCTCGTGTCCGTCACGCCATTTCTTTAGCGTGTAGTCAAGCCCACGTTCTTCGTATCTACATTCGTACATAGGATTGTCTTTGTGGTATCCAAGTTTATGTTCTAGCATTCGAAGGGCGTCTGACTTCGCTCGCCCATGCCTGTCTGCTACTTCCATAATCTCAGTTACCATCGCCTTCACTTTCCCCATCATGTATCCCCCAATCAAATGCACCAAGGATTTCATCCACCTTGATCTTGGTTAAAGCACGAGTGCTATCTTCTTCACGCAATTCTTTAGGTGTTATGCCAGACAATACCTCTTCAAGCTTACGTGAAGCTTTCGTTAACGCAGGATCGTTAGTAATGTTCATGACTTGCAACAACTCACACAAGTCAACGGCATTGGTCACCGTCGTGTCGTGGAACGTACGCTTCTTGCCATCCTCATCGACAGTCAAGCGGTCACTCAACTTACTGATAGCGTTATACAAACGAGTCCATGAGTCTTGGTTCGCTGCTTTAATCTTAGAGTCAAGCTTGGCTTCGTAGTCTGCGATCAACTGGCGTTGTACCTCGCTCTCAATGTCTAACCTAAAGTCACCGCCAGTAGGCAAGGGAGTGAACGAAGTCTCCATGCGGAAACGCTGAGCTACCTTGCCCCTGCTTGGGTACTCGCCACGATCAAACAATGTGCCAAGTTGAAACGCTGCCCCTGCCACGAGTGTCTCGTACTTGTCCAAGAACGCATCGACCAAACGATTGAACTCGGTGTTGTACTTACCCATAACCTTCTGATAGTCGAGCAGGGCTGCAGTGGGCAACAGTCTTGCACCTTGGTCATTCCATGGGAGTGTGAGTTTGTAATGCTCGGCTCGGGCACGGGCTTGGAACTTGGTGATAGCTTCCAACTCTTTGCACTCAGCAAACAAGTTCTTGTACACCGACGCTGCTTTCTTGGAGCCTGACCCCTTGGCATTGGTGACCTCGGCTTGCGTACTCTTGTCTTGCTTGCGACCCGAGTAGACTGCGATGTTTAAGTCCACCATCATGGCGGAGCGAGCGATGCCTGCAATAGGCTTTTCTGTTTCGATTGTGTAGTAGTTCATGATAGTTCTAAGGTTAGAAGTTTTAGCGTTTGATGATGACAGTCTCGTCTAGCTTTGCAGCCAGTTTGATTGTGTCGATGTAGTCTTGGTTCACTGGTGCTACAGTGAATAGCTCGTGTGTTACGACCGGTTTGATAGCCGGTACGTATGCGTTCTGATACCCTTGCGAGCCTTGGTTGTTGCCCACATGAGTTTCGGTTAGGTGTTCAGCAAACGACAAAGTATCTGTAAGAACTTGAAGTTGCCCTACATCTAATAAAACGTGATGCCCGTTGATTGTTAGTTTGAATTTCATAAGTTCACCTGTATGGTTCGTTCTACGTACATGTAGTGTTCGGCATCGCCTGTGCTATCGGACTCAACATCGTTATCATCTTCACCAATGCGTAGGAACTCGTATTCGTATTCAAGATCACGTACCTCTGTTAAAAACTTAGTGAACAAATCCACGTCGGGAAACGAGTCGTACCACTTGACTGAGTTTGCAGCAAACTTAAGCACGCGATGATGATCATCCCATGTAAAGAAGTCGTCGCCCCACGCCTCAAACACATCCTTGAACGTAGTGTTCATTAGCGTCTTAAGCTTGTCGTATTCCAACAAGTTGTGTTCACCCCCGAGGGGGTAAATGAGTGCCATTACATCTGATCGATATCCCATAATATTCTCCAAAAGTTCTAAGGTTAGAAGTTTTAAACTTCGACACGAATCGTTGTGCCGAATGGTGCAACTACATCGGATGTGATAGCCCACAAGGTAGGCACATCGGTGTTACCCCAATCACCTACATAGCCATCGGTAAACTGCACGATAGCGTCAGGCTTGATATTGTTGTCACGCAAGTAGTCGAACAAGACCTTGCCGTCTGTACCACCACCGCCCTTGGGTTGCATGTTGGCTACGGCAAACTGACCTTCCTCAAATGTCTGATGCCCTGCTACCTCAGTGTCCCAATAGATAACGTGTACCTTGGTTGGCTTAACATCCTCGATGATGGTCTTGATGTTGGACACGAACGCAGTCATCTCATCGCCACCGAAACATGACCCCGACGTGTCGAACCCGATGACAAGCTCTGTCATAGTAGTCCCCACCATAGAAGGCATGTAAACGTCGTAGCTCAAGAACCTACGATTGGGCTTACGCCAAGATGATTCGTCACGACCTGCGCATGTCTCAGTAACGAAGTCACGCAAGACTTTCTTCCAGTCGATCTTGGGTTGCATCAAGTCACCGAACACACCATCCTCACCGCCTGCACCCTTGCCCTGCATCTTGCGACGAATGATCTCGCCCTGACGAATGGCTCGTTGAATCTCATTGCCACGCTCGGCATCAGTAGCAGGGTCACCGCTTGTTGCGTTTTCCCAATCGTGAGAGTCAATACCACCCTCGCCCTCACCATCGCCACCTTCACCACCCCCGCCTTCCTCTTGCTCTTGCTTGAGGTGTTCGAAGATTTGCTTGACTGACCACCCACGATACTTAGCATCAGGTTGCACACCCAACTCGGGCATCTTGATGAACCCTTCGCCTGCATCTGTATCGACTAAGGATAAGTTAACGAAGTGATCTGCTGCGATGTTAGCCAACTGAGCATCCTCGTCATGCAATGCAGACCATACTTGCAAGTGACGATAGGCTTTGTGTTGTGCCTCATGCAATACGAGGAAGCGTAACTCGGGGTCAGTCTTCATGTGTTGCTCAATGAAGCTAGGGTTGTAGATAACATCCCAACCGTTAGTAGCTGCGGTAGGTACGTCGTCATTTACCTTGACCTTGCCACATGCGAGGATACTGCCGTATGCGCAGAACACCTTGTGTTGCATGATAGCGATGTGTGCTTTCTTGATTCGATCTTGTACGTTCATTTGATTTCTCCAAAAGTTCTAAGGTTAGAAGTTATGATCCATTGGGATGAGGAACTCTCGGTTCTCATCTAGTAGCGAAGCTATGCGCTCAGCCATTGCTATCTCGTCGGAGGTTCGCAGTGTAAGGAACAGATCAACTACCTGTTCCCGTAGTGGTTTGTTGCGGATGATGAGTGAGTAGTGATTACTACCACCCACCTCTTTGATGCGTTGCTTGTTGGTATCAAAGGTTTCGTCAACACGTTTTACAAACTCTTCGTATGTGATCTTGTAGTAATTCTTTTTCTCTTCCTCGAAGTTCATCTTAGTCAATGCGCAGTCAGCTTCGAGCAGACCAGTCATCTCATCCTTCATAGCCTGAGGTATAACCCGTGGTGATTGAAAAGATACATACGGTCCATGCTCGGGCTTAGCAAATGTCACAGGCGTTTCACCCGCTAGCTTAAAGATAAGTCCACGCACTTGTTTAGTCTTGCTTGACCACCCACCGCTATGCTTGCCTGACGCAATGCTCTTGCGAGCAAGGTTGCGTAGCGACTTAGTTAAACGAGTTGGATTAAAGTATGCCGTGGTGACTACACCGGGGGACTGCAGTTGTCTTGCTAATGCGTACATGTTGCTCATGATGGTTTCCTTAGTTTGTTTAGTAATGCGGTTTGTAAATTCCATGCGTCATTTGACTGCACATGGTTAGGTAGTGGGCGTTGGTATGCCTTGCCGATACGATTGGGATGCCAATCTTTTTTGATGACGACGATGGTCTGCCCGTTAGATGTTCGTTCTACGATAAGCATCATGGTCTCCAGTAGTAGAGGTCGAGGACTAGCACAATAATGGCTAGGGCTAAGATCAAACGCTCGAAGCGTTCCCAAGGTGTAAACATAATGTTCTAACCTTAGAAGAATTTACCAAGCTTGGCTGCTTGTGTTGTGAACTTACGGCTGTGACATGCCATGCCTACCTTGGCTTTGTTGGATGCCAATGAGGTAATGAACAAGGCGTGTGCCTCGAACGATTCGTTAGCCATGCGGTCAGAGTAGTCCATCACTGCGTCGATAGTCTTAGCATCGACACGGGCTGCCAACATAAAGGACAAGATAAACAATGCACCGGCACTGCTTGGAACCTTGGCTTTGTATGGTTCTCTGACGATGTTCTCGAACAAGGGCAACTGATCTGCCAAGTGAATGAGTGCATCCATATCCCTAGCTGCTGCTTCGCCAACAGTACCCGCCAATGCAGGCAACAAGGCATCACCCAATACATGACGCATCTTGATAAGGTTAGATGCTTTCTCGAGTGAACGAGGCGAGCAGTATGCCTTCACGTTGCCCGTCAATGGGTTGAAGATGTAGGGGTTCTTAGCCTTGGGGTCGAGGTCGGTGTAGCAGTCGAATATCTGTGGGTACTGCTTGGCAAATGCCATCACCTCGGGGGCTATGTCGTTGTCGGATGCCCACTCGAGCCATTGCTCGACAGTTGGGTTGGCTAGGTTCACGACAGTCATGCGGTTATAGGCATGGGCAGGGATGTTGTCACCCACGCCATCTGTATCTAGGTTGGTCGTTGCAAATACAATCGAGCCAGTCGGTAGAAGCACATCACCTACACGATGCTCGAGGACAGTCGGCAACAACATGTTCATCACTGGTCGCAGTGATTTACCCAACTCGTCGAGCATTAGCGCAACAGGGCGGGTTTGATTTCGACCGATACCGAAGCGCACATTGGGTGCGTACGATGTGGTCATGTTCTCTCGGTCAATGACAGGCATAGCCAAGTCACCGAGGTCTAAGTTTGCACAGTCGATGTAGCACATCTGATAATCAGGTAGCTCTCTACCTAGTGTCGCAAGGATGGACGATTTGCCCACACCCGGCTGACCACGCAGTAGGACTGTGTTTGTTGTACCCACATTACGAATGAGGGTCGTTGCTTGTTTGAGATTGATAGACAAGTTCATTTTGATTTCCAGTTGATTAAAAGTTCTAAGGTTAGAAGTTTACTTAAATAGGCTTTCGCCATGCTTACAAGACATAGGTCTCAGAGCGAGACACAATGTACATGTTCTTTTTGCAAGCAGCCATGATGGTTGCCCAACACGCTTTTGCATTTGATTTCTCTACATACTGGTACTGCGGGTATGCGTACTCACGTTGGAATTTACTGCGAGCGATCACCATCTTCCATGTGTCGGCTCGGCTGTTGTCAGTTAGTGCATCGGGTAGTTTTACACCAAACATCCCGTAGTTATCTTTCTCCATATCATCGGGTGTAGCTACGGCATACAGTAGCTTGAACGCATCGGTGAACCCTGACTCTTTTAAGTCATCGGCAAATGCTTTGGTCTCGACTTTATCGACACGCTTTTGCTCGAACGCTCGAAGTGGCGTGATGACTTCGCCTTGGTCATTGAGTGTGATGCCGTCATAGTACGAATAGAGTTTAACGCCCACACGAAGCACAGGTTGTGAGTAGCTCAAGATGCTACGTTTGCCCATGCCCACGCCCACACCCTCAAAGAAACCAAACGCTTCATTGAGGCGGATGATCGTGGTGTTGTGTGTGTAGTATCCGTTGGTGTCAATCTTCACATCGCCATTGGGGTAAGCGGTAATGATGTCGGTACTCCACATGCGGATGCGCATGGTGTCGTCGTTACCCTTGACTACACGAAAGTGGCACATGCTACGTTGATGCGCATTGGCAGGGGCATCGCCCTTGTTCTTGCCACGCTTATACATGTGACGTGTCAAGTGCATTGAAAGTTTTGTGTACATGTTCATTGTGTTTCTCCAAAAGTTCTAAGGTTAGAAGTTATCTGCCACCCTTGTGGCTTGAGTTGAGGTTGAGTAAGAGAGTGCGGTCAGTCACTACGATGTAGTTGGACTTAGGCATAGGCACGATGGTGTGTTTAACCTTGCGTGCTTCGCTTTCACCACATGCTAGGCATGTGGGTCGTGTCATGTGTTTGCGTTGGGGTTCGACCCTCACGGCATAACAACAAGTGCAAATCGGTAAGTGATAGTGGCTCATGATGTGTCCTTACAATTTGTCTAGCATCTATACGGCTTGCGAACCAACGGCTAAGCCGTTGACATTCGTACCCTTCCATCTCATCTTGAAGTAGGCGGTTCATTCGATCACCACCACACGACGAATGGGTTCGTCTTCGTCATCTTCAGGCTCGTCGAGGTCACGCTCATACAAGCGGTCGGTCTGGTGATACTCAGACTTCTGCACCGTACCTTGAAAGGTTCGGGCTACCCTTGGGGCTAGCGTTGTACGCCAGTAGTCGCCTGCCCCGTATGCCATGTGTACTTCGGCATCACCGTCGTAGCACTCCAGTTCTGCGATTAGTTCGGACACTTTCATATCATTCTCCAGTTATGGTTAGGTGTTTAGATAAAGTCAATAGCGTATTCGTTACCAGCTTCGCTTAGCTGCAGTTCACACAACACGACACTCTTGAGTGCCTGCATCATGCGGTAAACATCAAGTGCTTTAAATTGGTCTGCGTTCTTGATGAATAGTGTGCCGTATGCGAAGTACGCATTGTCGGCAATGTCAGAGTTAACTTCCTCGATTCGTTTTAGTACAACGGTTTCAAGTCCCATGGTTTTCTCCAAAAGTTCTAAGGTTAGAAGTTTGGTGCGGTATGCACCCAAGAGGGGACAGTATCCCCTCCCAGTTGAATACAACTTGTTGACACGGCTGATGCCGTGAGTAGTGCGTCGCTTTTGATTTGGCTTTTTTACTACGATAGGGTTTGTCGTTCACGTATATCCTGACCCGTGTCAGTCCGTGTTCCCGTGGTTGTCTTAGCGGTAGCATCCCGAGGTGCTACATAAACTCCACTTAGCAGGCATGTATGTTTGCATACATAACCCGCACCCATTTAGGTAGTGTGCGTATGCTTTGCATTTAGGTGTTCTATGTCGCTGACACTTGCCTATAACCCTACTAACCTAAATACTGGGGCTTGTACCCAACGTCTATTCAAACGAGGAAGAATTCATGACCTGCACTTTGGGGAGTCTTAGTGCCTCTATTTTTGGCGGGTCTGCATCTATCGAGCTTCTGTTATGTAAACAGCGACGGCTTGCGGTGATTGTGTGTGGTTGCTAGTCACAAAAGTTCTAAGGTTAGAACTTACACAAAAACCTCTGTGTATATATTGTTAAAGAACGATGCGACCGATAGGTGTAGGTGGTGCGCTACAAGCCGAGGCGTTACTCGACTTGATAAATCAATTATAACAGATTATAGGTATCTTGTCAAGCGTTTTATAGTCCGTCTACCTCATCCCAGTCCTTCAAGATTTCGGCGGTTTTTGCCACGACTTCGGGGTTTCGCTTGGGGTCGTTCTTCTTTCCCTGTGCGACGATCTGATGCACTCTGATCTCTGAGATGCCGTAGTCTTGGGCGAGTTGTTTTCTTTTGACCCCGAGCATCGCCCTGCGGTATACATCTGCATCTCGTTCGGCACGAAGTTTCTTCATGGGGATCATGGCTTCGACTCGTGGGGCTTTCTCGTCTAATACTTTGATGATGGCTTTCTTGATGGCGGAGTGTTGACTCATGCCGTGGGAGACTGCATAACCTTGGGCGATGTTGAGGTGCTTGGTTCCGATCTTGAGCCAGAGTTGTAGTGCTGCAACTGCAGCCCCTTCTAAGCCATCTTCGTGGGTTTGTGCCAAGTCGTCTGCAACGGAGAGGGGCAGTTCAATGGTGAGGGAGTGGGTTTGGAAGCTTGCGGTGGTGGAGGTTGTCAT